TAATAGAATGAAGTTAGCTAAACCAATTAATGAAGGTTGGTTGTTTTCGAAAGATAAAAACTCTGTTAAAATATTTGCGTCTTATGATGTAGATACTACAACTAAAGATATAACTTTTGGTGATCGTACTATGATTCCTACCTCTTGGGTAGTTAAGATGACTAAGATAGTATAGGTTTTGGTTTTTTATCTTTAAGGTCTTTGTCTTTAGATTTTGGATCCAATAGTAGATCGTTATCCTCTACAATTGTGGAGATTCTTTTATTCAATTCATCTTCAGTAAGGTCTTCAATTTTACCTGTTCGAATAATCTTTTGTTCAATATATAATCCACCGACAGCTCCCCGTGCTTTTTCTGCATTAGCTGCAGCCGAGAATGATCTGGATTTTTTAGCATCATCTCTGATTTTGGCTAGTTCCGCCAGGTGTCCACCAAAAGAGATACCATATTTTTTATAGGTCTCTTCTCGTAGCTCTCCTATATGTTTGAATACCAGGGGATAATATTTGGGGCTTTGAAGTGCACTAGCTTTGGCTCTCAGAGTTGCATTGTCTCCTTCATACCCTGCTTCTTTCGCACATTCGTAGGCAAACTTATGTCCTTCATTGAATACTAATAGTTCAGCGAACTTACGTTGCATAATAGTGAGTCTTGCTGGCAGTCCCTGTTTCTTTTTTTGTGGTAAATTATCCATGATTGACAATATAAATACAATGTCTTATAAAGTCAAATATGAAAGACAACAATAAATGGTGGGAATCTATGGAATGCAGACCAGGTATCGTTGATAAAGAGAAAAAACTAGAAGAAATGGTCCGTATATTAGAGCTTGAGGTTGAAAAACTTAAAGCAGATTTAGCACGTTCCAAAGAGGATCATCAGTATGATAATCTGGTTCATAAAAAAGAAGTAGAGTCTTTGAAAAATCCACTTCATAAATTAAGAAATAAAGGTTTAGTATAATGCTTAAAGGTAGAGATTTAATAACGATCTTCGAGAGATTCGTAGATCCAAAGAAAGGAAGTCCAGTAGCGCAAGATGCTCGAGTTCAGGTCAGAACACCTGATGGAAAACATTATGATATTATGGGTGTGAATTTAGTTGAAAATAAAATTTTAGGTGCTAAAGAAACACATAGAATAGTGATTTCTACTCATGAAGAAACGGCCAAAATGGGATCACCAATAAAGCTTTTGTAAGCATCTGTTATTGTCATTATTTTGATGAAACCCGAAACAAAATTATGGCATGAGCTTAAAAGAATTACACCACAAATTACATGGACAAGGCTGGAAAATAGCAGCGTACTTGGTACTCCTGATCTGTTGGGCTACAATACTAATTCCCACTTTTTTACTGTTGAGTTAAAAATAATATTGGGTAACAAAATTCGCTTCAGTCCACATCAAATTTCATTTCATATCCAACATCCTAAGAACACATTTATACTCTGCAAGAAGCCCAGTCAGGCTGCTTGCAAACTGTTTCCAGGTGCTTGTATCTTGTCACTTGTTAAGGACGGATTCCAGTCTCAAGACGCTTGTTGCTTGTCGCTTGAAGCTTGCGGCTTGTGGCTTTCTGCGCTTGGTGCTTGATGCTTTTACCATCCTCCCGGAGGTGCATTTTCTTTATTTATTTTTTTAATTAGTTTACTTAAAGTGGTGGTGCTTGATGCTTGTAGCTTGCGGCCTCTAAATATGGGTGCATGTGGCTTGCGGCTTGTCGCTTGCGACTTAGTACTATGTCTCACTTTCCATTTATGATCTTGAAAAAACCAGGTCATTAGTGCAGCGGATATGCAACGTTGGGGACGTCATGACTCCAGCATTGTCTACAGCTGCCGCATTCGTTGCCTTGGTCCCTGGCTGGGCAGGTGTTGCCTGCCTTCACCACGGTTGACGTGTGAGGCCAAAATTTTACTGGCCCCTGGTCAATCATATGCGAGGACATACGAATGATTAAATTTTTTGGTACAACCTCAGGTTGTATCAGTGTTAGTAGCTTTGCTTCCCGAGTCGGCATCCAGTGCTGCACCTGCTGTGTGGCGTTGCATACTTCAAAAATATTTTTTAAATGCTGTACGCTCTGCAGGTCTCCTGAGTCATGCCACCTGAACCATGGGATCTTGCGGCTGTAGTGACTGATTAGAAGAGTCATTGCTTCGATCCACTGTGGATGAGTCAAGCCCCTCAGACGGCGCGATAGCGCCTCTTTAACATTGGGAAATCTATATCTCCCTTTCATGGCATAGCAGCCAGCGCACACTGAGCCTTCCACGGCTTGTAGCTTGACGCCTGTCACACATTCCCAGGCTGGCAGGTTGTATGCATAGCCCGGCATTTTTGAGGGTGAGCTCAGGCCACCGGTTATTTCTTTCGCTTCTTTTAAATTCATAAATCTTATAATATCTTATAATGCTATTTTGTCAAGCGCTTGTTGCTTGTAGCTTGACGCTTGCGGCTTGTTGCTTGCGGCTTTATTTTTTTTTTAGTTTTCAACTTCAGGTTGTGCCGGGCTCGCTCTGCAGCGAGTCCGGTATTCCAGGTGATGGTCATGTTGTATGATTTGCTACCCAGTGACTGATTACATCTTTTTTAAATTGATCCGGGCTGTATGTGCCATTAGCCAGGGCCGCTAGTTCAGTTAAACAAGAATTTTCTAGGTTGTCACCACCTAGAAAAAATTCTATTTGTTCTTGTGTTATTTCTTTTTTAAGATCCATCAGTTGGCTTTCTTCTTCATGGCTGCGCCCTGCATCATGATATCATCAGCTGGAAACTGTCCAGATAACGCTTTGCCAATTTGTGAGATCATTTTAACCTCGGCGTGTTTTTCGTGTTTGTCTTTGTATTTAATATATTCCTTGTTCATGATCACTGGCTCAAACTTAGAATAATAATGAACTCCACCATCATAAGAATTTTTTAATTTTTTCTCATTGATGTATTCACTAGTTGATACATGCCATCTATTATCTTTGAAGAGATAAATATATTCAATGAACACATCACCTTTAATATTATTCATGTACATCCACTCATCTCTATAGGTCTTTGCCGGATCTTCTTTTCTGTCCCAGTCTCGACCATAAAAACTACATTCATCTAGAGTGTCACCTAAAAAAGATGCATCTCCATGATTAAATAATAGTTCTGCAAGTTCGCGTTTGTTATAATGATCAACTAGACATTTACCTACACCGTAGGGATAGCCATCACTATGAACATATATAACTTTTACTTTTTTAGTCTTCGGGTCTTCTATTGCTATGTTGCTTCTTGTACTCATTTGTCCTCTTTCTGTTATTTGGGATATCTTATATTATCCCAGATCTAATGTCAAGCTTTATTTTTGCTTGTTGCTTGTTGCTTGTTGCTTCAACCTGAGGTTGAATTTCATATTAACCCATACGTGTTTACTTAAGAACACGCATGAGCAAAACCTGGCGCAATGTATAGACCGGTCGCAGAGCGCTGATTTTTTCTCATTATTCCTGATCCCAGATCCATTCCACCCTTTCGTTTGTTACATAGACACTTATTAATGTGCCAGCGTAATGGATCTGGGATCAGTGTAGAGCGCCCGCTCGGGCCATTACGAGTTGATCAAACTCTTCTCACACTGATGATCAGCTGTTTGAACATTTAAAAACTAACGTTTCACTGATCCCAGATCCATCGACAAAGTACTTTAAACTAGTTCGCACATAGTGCGTACGCCAATGGATCAGGGATCAGTGGTGGACGCGTGTTAACTAATCCACCGTTGATCCGGGATCAGTTCTGGTTACTACTGGCTCGTAAGCTGTTCGCAACCAGAATATGTCCCAAAAAATTAGAACTCAATTAATAATTGGAACTAATTTAATAATGTTATCTTATATTATCCCATAGCTGAAGTCAAGCAATAAATAAAAATAAACTTCTTGACAAATCCCATAAAACCTGTTACACTTGGCAGGTGGCTGGGGATGGTGGTTAGTAGTATATACGATACAACCTCAGGTTGTGCCTAGATTTTAGGACTTGACAATCTTTGTAGGATATTGTAAGATAAGACTAATTA